TGACATCAAAGTCAATTGCCAAGTAGATTGGTGATATGAAAAAGATTCCACTGCACAGCTTAGTTATCCTGGTTGGACCTGCCGGTGGTGGAAAAACAACGGCAGCCAGCAAGTTTGCGTCCTATGAGATCATTGGCGCCGAAGCCGTGCGCTTTGAATTGATTGGGGATTTCCAGAGAATGGACATCAACGATGTCGTGTTCCGAGAGATCCATCGACGTACCCACATGAAGCTGGAAATGGGCGAACGTGTGGTCATTGATGCAACCAATCTTCGCAAAAAGGACCGCCTTGGACTGGCTGAGATTGGTGTCCGCCTTGGCGTACCAATCTATTACATCGTATGTAATCGACCCCTTGAGGAAAAGCTCAAGGAAGCAGATAACAGTTGGCGTCACAGTCCACAAGGTATCATCACCAAGCATGAGCATGTTTTCCGCAACAATGAGCGGGATATTGTACGTGGCGATGGTGTTGCCAATGTGGTTGATACACGAGTTGAAAGCTTCTCCCCCATTGGCAAGATGCCAATCGGCGATATCCAAGTTCCAATTCGTGAGCGTGGATTTCGTGGTCTAATGGTTATCGGCGATGTACATGGCATGATTGAACCAGTTAAGAATGCAACCGAGTGGGCACTTCAGCGTGGACTGTTTTGCGTTTTCCTCGGAGACATTGTTGACTATGGACCTGCTTCACTGGAGTGCGTGGACTACGTCTACGACATTGTGACGCGTGGCCGGGGAATCACGCTTATGGGAAATCATGAACGTAAGATTGAGCGTTGGTTGGAGCAGTCCCGCTACAATGATGTGAGGGTTCGCCTAAGTGAGGGAAACAAGGTTACCACACGCGCCATTGATGCACTGAATCCTGACCAGCGTCGTCGCTTTGAAGTTCGTTTCCGAGCATTGCTGGGATTCTCTCGTCACCACTGGCTGGTAGGCAACACTTTGTTCACACATGGTGCTGCTGAGCCCGAGATGTTTGAGATGAACACTGGTCGACTGACTGGACGGTTTGAGACAATGGCTCTCTTTGGAGAAGTGGACAACACCGCAGCGCCTCGTCCAGATGGATACCCCACGAGGATCTATGAATGGGTCAACCGCATCCCAGCAGGAAAGCGCGTGATGGTTGGTCATGACATTCGAAGCACCGTAATGCCCATGGTAGTGCAGGGAGACGCTGGTGGCGAGGCGTACTTTATGGACACTGGCTCGGGCAAGGGAGGTCGCCTAACAAGCGCCGACGTGTTGTTCCAGGGTGAGGACCTCAACGTAAAAGCCTTTAAGTATCACTGAGTTAGCAAGTTTTTAGCCAGGCCCCGAAAAGAGTGGTTGACGTCCTAGTATGTAACCCACTATAAATAAGTCTGTGTAGGGGTACACACAACGCAGTAGAACGATTGGTGACCCAATGTCTGACACTTTGATCCTCAACGCAGATGGCTTGCCCTTGAGCGTGGTGCCCTTGAGCACCCTCAACTGGCAGGCTGCCATCAAGCTTCAATTCCTCGAGAACGCCGAGGTCCTCGCGCTGTATGAGGACTGGGAAGTTCACAGCCCTTCGACCACGCTGGAAGTGCCTTCGGTGCTGATGTTGCGTGAGTACGTCAAGGTGGCTCGTGGGGTCAAGTTCAGCAAGGCCAACGTTTTGCTTCGCGACGACCACAAGTGCCAATACTGCGGACTCAAGTCGCACGAGCTGAAGGAGCCCCTGACGCTCGACCACGTGGTTCCCAGGTTCCACGGTGGTAAGACTCGCTGGGAAAACGTGGTTGCCGCTTGCTCCAAGTGCAACTTGGAAAAGGCTCACTTCATGACCATGAAGCCCAAGTGCGGTACGCCCAAGCGTCCGGACTACTTCCAGCTGGTCGCCAAGTCCATGCAGATGCCCATCGAGGTACCGCATGAGTCTTGGATGGACTTCACTGGTTGGGATCCTTCGTTGGTGACTGTGAAGCCCAGGAAGCGTCGCAAGACCGGCCTCTAAGGCTCTATTTTAGCGGCACTTAACTAAATACGGTTGAGTGCCGCTATTATATTGATGTTCTGGTGTGGGTTCCTGTATTCTCTGAAGATCGGTAAAGAGTACCATCAAGGAGAATAGTATGTCGGAAACCATCCAGGAAGAGGCTCCGCAGATCACGATCGTTGATTTGCAGAACATCCTCCAGGTCATTGATGTCGCAGCGACGCGCGGTGCCTACCGTGGCAATGAACTCACCAGCGTGGGTTCGGTTCGCGATAAGCTGGCCGCATTCCTCGAGGCAGTTGTGCCCAAGGAAGAGACCACCGATGAAGATCAGGCTGAAGCCTGATCTCATTGGAATGGCGAGATAATCGTCCAATAAGGAGAACTCTACAATGAGCAATTTCAAGAAGCACGTTGGACGTATCAGGAACACTGATCGTCGCTGCGTGGTCGTTTACATGCAGATTCCAGGCAATGATGACAGCGCCCTCATCGTTGACACCGATGCACTACCCGATCGTTTCCACGACGCACTGATGGACGTCATTGACTCCACGGAAGGTCAGCAGGAAACACACCTTCACAAGCTGTTGGCTCGTCGCGTAATGCCCGACATGGGCACTGACATGATGAACGCATTCCACTCGCAGGGTCTGCTTCGTCCAATGGACATCGACAATGTTGTGATGTTCCCAGCACCAAACGCTCCTTGCCCACTTCGCACGATCGTTGATTACATCAACGGCAACCCCGAAGAGAAGGCAGAGATGGGTCAGCTGGAGAACCGCATCCTCGAGAATCAGAAGGCTGATGCTTCGCAGAGCCAGATTGATATCGCGCAGAACATGCTTCAGCAGGCGCAGGATCTCGAGAACAGCGCAAATGCCAAGCGTGAGCAGGCATACCGCATTGTGCCACACCTTCGCCCACAGGTGACGGATAGTCAAGAAGTAACCGAGGCATCGGAGTCTGCAGATGGTGAGAGCGATGAGTACCTAGACGAGCATCGCGCTGCCAACGAGGGAATGGTCATTCCAAGTGATCCAGAAGAGGCCAGCGTTGCGGTTGCTGATGCACCCGTCAACGAGTCGGCCCCAGCCCCTGAATACGACTTCGTGGTAAACGATAGTCCAGAGGCTGCCAGCGAACCACTGGTTCCTGGTCCGGTTTACACCCTGAACCCCGGTGATGTTGTGGAAGACCTTCACGACAACTTCAGGACTTCCGATGAGCCACTTCCAACCCAGACGGAACTCAATGGCATTGCCAAGGAAGTTTTCGAGGATGACGATGATGGCGCGGAGTATGACGACAAGGGAAACCGCGTTGACACTTCCGACGAGGCAGTCCAGGCATTCCTGGATCGCGTTGCCCATCGTGCAGACTTGGCCGACAAGGAACTCCAGGAAAGCCTAAAGCCCAAGCAGCCAGTTGGTCGCCCTCGCAATGATGGCAAGCCCGCTGGTACGAAGGTTGAAGCACCTGCTCCCGAGCCAAAGAAGCGCGGTCGTCCGCCCAAGGCAAAGAAGTAATGCTTGAGCGTATCATCGATCTCATCCGTGAGGAGCGTCAGCGTCAGGCTGACCTCCCCGGAAGTGAGTGGGATGCCAAGAATACCCCAGCCGACTGGGTAGCGATTGCTACCCACTATGTGGGTTCTGAGGTTCGCCGCAACGGAAGTGTTCCGTTTGCTGAGGACTTTGAAGACCAGTTGGTAAAGGCTGCGGCAGTGATTGTCGCCGCTTTGGAAAATCTAGAAGTCATGAAGGCTCGCGAAGAACTTCAATAATGCACTTCATGGTTGGTTAATGTAGAATCCTGGTTAGTGTAATGCTAACCAGGATTTTTCTATGAGCAGCAAACAACGTCGTTACCCTACCAAAAACCTTGGTATCTCCAAAGGCTACGCGGTAGCTTCCAGCAGCAATTCCAATTATCAGAGGGAAAGCAATCCCTTTGGTCCAGGCATGGCCGAGAGCGTCTTCAACGTCTATGACGATGATCTGGATGAATGCGTCGGCGACTACAGTGAAAAGTGCTATGACGGGGAAGTTGATCAGGAAGACATGTATGATGGTGTCCTCCAGAGCTTTCACTTTCGCTTTCAGGAAGACCTCGATCTGGAAACCAACGCAGAGCGCGAAGAGCGACTGAAGCGTTCCATCCGTCGCTTTGAATCAGCATACCGGAAGATGAGCCTCTATGCTCTAAAGTGGGCATACCTCGAGGAAGAGGTTGAGGATGATGAGCAGGTTCGCAAAATGTTCAAGGACATGCAGATGATCCGGAAACTTCGTGGCAGCGATGCCGTCTAAGGACAAGATTCAGGGCTACAGCTTTTTAAAGGACAGGGATGCTGCCATTGAGGCCCTGGACAAAAGCCAGACGCGAGTTGCCAACTTGGAAGCGCATGTCAGGACCCTGAAGGAACAAATGGGCGACATGAACCGGCGGCTAAGTAGCTGTGAGCCAAAGGCACAACACTTCGATGAACTGTTGAAAGCCGTCAAAGGAAATGAACTCGTCCGTGCCGCGTGGGACAAGATGATGATGACCCTGCGGATTACTGGACATGATAAAAGAGAGTAATGGGCATGGACGAGACACCTGAGACAAATCCTCTGATCTACAATTCCACGCAAATCCAAAAGACCGTCAAAGACACCTATGATGATTTGATGAAGAAGTATGCAGAGGATCTTGCCTACAAGGAAACTCCTGGATACTTTACCGCGCTGGATACGTCCTTTGAAACATATCCCATCTACAATAGCGTGATCAACACCTCAGTTACTCAGCCGCATACCTGGAACACCACGATCTACAGCGATACATTCGCTAGGTATCAGATCTCTCCACAAGTTGGAAAGCAGGATTGCAAGGTCGAAGTCCGCATGGACGACAACTCCGTTGAGCACATCACCCGTGAAGAACTAGTTAAATACATTAGTGAACGAAAGGCTATTCGAGAGAATCCGCTCGTTCGCAAATTGTATGAGAGGCTACAAGTAGCCCTCAAGCTCTCGAGGAGTGATGACAATGGCGAAACAGGAATTTGAGGACGTGCTGGACCGAATCCTAGCTGAGATTGACCCAGAGCACGTTCCGGTTGAATTCGTTGAAGGTGCCTGTGTCACCGACACCGAAGAAGAAACCTATATCATCTCCAGAGAAGAACTGGAAGAGATCATGCTTGATGAAGCCTCGCTTGAAGAGCAGGGAATCAGCGAGCTGGGCTTGATCTTGAATCTTCCTGAAGTGAAGGCTACCATTCGTCATTATAGCGAAATCATTCTAAAGGATATCGCGCTTTAAGCCACTCCCAGTGTATAGTCTGGATTGAGAAACAAAACACTCAATCCAGATTACACAGGAGTGTAGAATGACCCTTCAAACCGACGTTACTGGCGATGCTCGTTACGTTCCCATCTTGGATCACGGCTTCGTAGGCCTGGTTGACCACATGGGCGACGATGCAGCGATTGTCAGCGCAGCGCGAGTGTCCTACGGCGACGGCACCAAGAGTGTTCGTGAGGATCGTGGGCTTATCCGCTACTTGGTGCGCCACAAGCATACCAGCCCCCTTGAGATGTGCGAAGTAAAGCTGCATCTCAAACTTCCCATCTTTGTCATGCGCCAGCTGGTTCGTCACCGGACTTCGAGCCTCAATGAGTACTCGGGTCGCTACTCGGTACTGACTGATGAGATGTACATTCCACAGCTGGAAAACATCCAGCCACAGAGCGCGCTGAACAAGCAGGGTCGTGGTGGCGATATGGATCCGCAGGATCAGGTCGTGGCACAAAAGCTTCTAGCCGACGCAACCCGCCACTCTCACGCCGTCTATAAGGCCCTGCTGGGCGAGGGCAGCAATGAAGCACTGGGCTTCACAGAGGACTTCCCTGGCATGACTCGTGAACTGGCACGTATCACGATGCCAGTGGCCGGCTACACGGAGCTCTACTGGAAGCAGAATCTCCACAACTTGTTCCACATGCTTCGCCTTCGTGAAGACTCCCATGCTCAGTGGGAGATCCAGGAGTTTGCACGTGGTATCTACAAGCTGATTCAGCCACTCTTCCCAGCAGCTTGCGAGGCCTATGAGGATTATATCCGGGACAGCAAGACGTTCAGCGGAATGGAAGTGGAACTTCTCCAGGCACTGATCAACCGCAGCAATGAGTTCGATCTTTCCTTCAAGGAAGCATACGATCACATTCAGGCGCAGTTCAGCACTGAAGCAGAGTTCATTGAACACTTCCGAATGAGCAAGCGTGAGCTTGGTGAGTTCAAGACCACGTTCAACCTCTAAGCAGGGTGTTCAGTCAAGAAAAAGCCTGGGAGGAAACTCCCAGGCTTTTCTGTTATACCCTTGTGATCGAAAAGCTACCACTGTAGCCGGGCAACACTGAACTACTCGACATGTTCATGTTCTGTCGAGTGGAAGGTGGGTAATCCTTCATCAGTGGCAAACCCGAGAAATCAGTGGACAACCAGTTGGTACCAGTTGTGTACGGCTTGTTCGCATAACCATTTAGAAGATTTACGTTCTGAATGATCTTGGGGCCCGTGATATCCAGCGTCTTAGTACCAGTTAGACCAGCACCCGAATAGACCTGAAGCCTCCAGCCAGTGGGCACCGCGATGCTCAACGCTGGAGTGCTGGACTTCATCTTCTTGGCAAGTTTGAATGCATCTGCAACCGCGTAGGTTCCAGGAGACCAAATGTACCAAGTTGGATCACCAGATGTCGAAATCTTATCTGCGGTGATCTCGATGATACCCGCATAATCATCCTGGGGACCATAAGCAATAAAGCCCATGGCCGCATATCCAGGTCCGCCATTGTCAACAGGGGGAACGTAGACGGGGTCGTTCCCTGAATCAAAACCCACTGTACCGATAGCAACCCAATTGAAGCCGTCAATACGCTTGTCCTCATCTCGCGCAGCCTGATACTGGGCCGTGAAGCCTCCAGCATCACCGCCGCCCAACACATCAACCCACATATCAGCGCGGGTCTGGAAACTTGCAAGATAAGGGCTCACCGAAATGTTCTTCGCCAAGCCCGTAAAGGCAATTGGGAAGTTCTGGTACACCGAGATTTCCGTATAGCTGGTGCCACGATACTGACCCCACTGCATACAAAAGCCACCGGCGAAGATCACGTAACCCTGGGTCCCGTAGCTTGCGCTGGTGATAACCTGCTGAGGATTGCCGTCAGCGCCCCTGGGGCCTTCTGGACCACCTGGGCCCTGTGGACCTTGAGGACCTGCTGGGCCCTGAGGACCAACCGAACCAGCGCCACCAGCACCTGCTGGGCCTTGAGCACCAGTATCGCCCTTGGGTCCCTGTGGACCTGCTGGGCCCTGGGGTCCCTGACCACCACTCGTTGGATCCGGACCATTGAATCGAACTTCACCAGTGTTGGTGTCGATATCAATGTAACGGCCACCACGTAGAGCTGCCCTTGCACGACCATCGCTGTAATAGAGCTGGTCGCCTTCTGCAATGTGGCTTGTGGACAGTGGAACATTCTGCTGTCCATCAAAACCAATACCACCGTTGCGCGATCCAAAGACCCGAGCAGTCGTTAGCCTGTCAGCGGAATCAGCGTGACCGGAATTGGTTGCATACTGAACGCTTTCCTTCTGTGCTGGAAGACTTTCAGCGGGAACCTTACCATCAGCACCACGAACAACCAGCGAACCAGGAGTTGGGTTGAGATCAGGAAAAGCTGCCACACCATTGTAAAGCAGACCAGCGCGATTGTTCGCAACGTCGATTACGAACAGCTTGGTCCACTGACCAGACCTGGTGTATTGACGCAGGATTGGAAAGTTGGCATCAGCTGTGTCGTACCACAACTGGCCGACCAGCGGATTTGCCGGAGAAGCAGGACTCGCAAAGTTCTCAGCCACACGGACAAAGTCTTCTGCGATCTCTTCACCATAGTTGACGTACCCATAGCCCAAGAGAGCAAGACCAGCAACGATCTCCTTCTTGTAGTCGCTGACAACAGCGACAATGCTACCGGTACTATTGTTGACTACATAAGCCATAGTACCTTACTCCTTGGTGTTTGGATTAATAGGCCAGACAACCCTTGTGGGGTCCTTGTACTTGGTCGTGATATCCCTCAGAGCCTGACGATAATCTGCCCACTCCGTCTTTTGCTCATCGGTTAGAGCATTGTCAGGAAGCTGGGTCCAATCACACTTTGTCAAGAGAGTATCACGACGTTCTCGGATCTGATCCCAAGTGATTGGAGGAATGACTTGAGTTTCCAGCTTGAGCTTTCGACCTTTGTAGACAATCCTCTTGCCATCACCCACTGCGGCCTGAAGAGCCGCATATTCTTCCTTATCCACTTCGAAGACATCGCCGGGGATGTAAGGATGAACGCCTTCAAGATAAAATGCAGCCAACTCAGGGCTGTAAAAGATTTTGTTCATATCTTATCCTATAATCTGCTTACTTAGTGGATTAGCTCATCTGAATCCTGAGGGTATAGACAACCTCAATCAGACGATTCAGAGACTTCTGGATAGGATTGAAGATAACGTGAGTCAAGAGAACTCCCTCGTTGGTCTTCAAACCCAGCTCATCGAACACAAAAGTATCATCGCTGTTGGTACCGGTATCAAAGGCTTCCTGACCACTGGGTTCATTGTAATCAAGCGTACAGGTTACGACAATATCAGTGTATGGCGTGCCCTGAAGGTGCTTGACTTCGATGAAGTTGGTGTTGCTTCCCGTGATCAGCTTTTTATAAGAGGGATCATAGAGATCGGCCTTGGGATCCTGCGTGTTGGTTGGAAAGTAGGTGATAGCACCCGTTCCGCTAACCGCTGATCCACCATTACCAAAGTCCATGGCGTAGATAAAGCCTTCGAGTTTTCCAGCCATCGCGTAGCCAATGGCTAGACTCATGTTTTCATAGTGGATGGCGTTCTTCTTGTCCAACAGAACCAGACCAGACTCAGGGTCACGAATTAGAACGTGACCTTGAATCTTGGAAAGAACTGTATCCTTGAAATCTTCGCTCATGGTGTGTCCACTCCTATTATATGCGTATTTATTAGTTCATCTTCCTCTGAAGAGAACCATCAACGACCTCGCCACCTGGAATCTGGATCACAGTTCCATCATTGCTGATTGTGAGACTTGCCATCGTATTGCTGTCAATCTTCGCACCAGTTAGATGCCACTCGCTTCCGCGCTGCTCCATGCCGGTGTAAGTTAGGCGAACGTTACCAATCCAAACCACGCCTGGAACATTGTAGTTGTCAAGAGGGATGATGTTCCAGCTCTTGCCGTTTCCAAGATCCACGAAGTCGGTGGAAACATCAACTTGAATGGTGCCATTCCAGTTGGCCTTTTCACTTCCCTTGGTCTGGTTTACCACGGTTCCAATTGCCCGCTTGCTGGGATCATTGACGTTCACGATTGCAACACGAACGTTATTGCCCATCAGACCAGCGGGAAGACCATCCAGTTCATTGCTGTTTCTCAGCTTGAACGTCTTGGCTCCCTGGGTCGTCATATCAACCTGCGAGCTGCTACGGAAGCCCTTGCTGATTGCCACATCCCTCATAAAGCCCGTAGAAGGCCGCTGTGGGTTGTGAAGTGGAGTGTAGCCCTTGTTATCCTCTTGAGCCAACTGGCCTTGGATGACTAGTTCCCGCGCACTCTGATCGTATGATACGAAGTTAAGTGTGCCACGAGTCACTGAGCTGTCCTGCCAGATGCCCTTGGTGTCCATAAAGGACTTTTGGATCAAGTTGCCACTGCGGGTAACGTTGACGATGATGCTCTCTGCACCCTTGATGTAAACCAACTCGCGAGGACGATCGCCATTGACTCCGGGCTGGGCAAACAAGTTGCCATCAACACGGATGCCCGCAGGATCAGCATCATCGGCTGGAGTGGAGTTGCCGTCCAGGCGATCATAGTCATCACCTGCGCGCGCCCTGACTTCATTGGTCCAGAGGCTGCTATCCCACTCAAACACATCCCATGCACCATCGAGGAACGGGCTGCTGACAATCGTGCCATCGAATCCACATCCCTCAATCAAGTTGGGATCGTCGGTGCGTGCCATGCCAGGAAGTGGACGATAAGCCTCAAGGCGAGAAGCGGTTCCCATGTCGGGATCCTGATTCCAACCAATGGACTGGAACTCAACCCAATCGGCACCAGACCACATGAAGTTCTTCTTCAGTGCGATAACGACCACAATGGAGCCTGGACGATCAGGAGCAACGATTCCCTTACGTACCAGATAGTTGCGCTCCTCGATGGTCTCAACTGCCTGATCCTGATAGTAGTTGGCCGAACCATTGGTGGCTCCTGCTCGATACTTGGCAGTCAACTGGCTTAGAGTCTGAAGCTGGCCACCACGCTGATCATAGACAACCAGCGATGGATCCCAGGGGTTCACATCCCATCCACGAAGACTTCCACAGCTAACGCGATCATACTTGATCGTGGTCTTCAGCTTTCGAACGCCATTCCAATCCTTGTCCCAGTCGGCCACATCCTTGGCGTCCTTCTGGTAATTGGTGATCCAATCCTTCCAAGGACGATTCAGCGTCATGGTCTGAACATCGGCTGGATTGTTGACGTCTAGGACGCGGTTTGCTGCACCATCAGGATACACGGGCTTGTCAAAGTCCGTGATCGCAAGATCAGCAACATCGGGACCATAGCTTAGGCGACGAACGTACTCGCGAATCTTCACGTGGTAGGGCTTGACGTCCTCCAAGTATGCGATAACGTTGTCAATCTGGTCCTTGAATGCCACTGGGCTCTGACGAAGCGTTTCCGAGTAACCACCCAAGTAGAGGAATGATGTCTTAAACGCCCAGTCGATAACCATGCTCTGACGGAATGCACTCTTGACCATGCTGAAGAAGATCTTGTTCCTCTGAAGCGTGTCCAGAAGAATAGTCCTCATGGTGTTAAGCATGAACTCAATCTCACGACTACCATCACGATAGTTGATCATGTCTGCAAGGACCTGGATCCTATCAGGAGTCAAGCGCGTTTCCGGCGAGGTGTCCAGCAGTGCCGAGACCTGCTCAGGACCAAACTCACGACGTGCGTTGTCGTAGAATGCGTCACTTAGCTTCATCGTGCTGTTGTGCTTGGCAACCTGATACTTGGTTGTGTTGGTGTACACATCCCAGGTCCAGCGACTGTCGGTGTCAACATGGTCAATCTGAACCAACGTTCCCTTTAGAAGCGTTACGTCCAAGTTACCAGCAGCATCACGTGCCGCGGTGGTTGCAAAGCGATAGTTGGGGAAATTCTTGGCCGACCAGTTGTTATCATACCAGTCAACGAGGTTCCACAATTCACCTTCCTGCATACGCCACTTCTGCGTGTCCTCAAGGATGAACTGACGAGCACCATTGATCTCAACCATCTTCCAGAGGGTCCAGAAACCACTGGCTGCCTCAGTTGCTGGGATGAACACACATTCGTTTACCTGCACCAAGTTACGCGATGCTGGAATCAGTGCCTTCAACTCATCAAGATCCAACGCGGTCGTCACATAACGATCGCTGGTTGGCGGTGTCTCACCAGTCTCAAATACCTCACGCCAGTTGTACCACTGATCGATGAATGGCTGGGCAGCCAAAACATTGTTCATGATATCAACGAATGCCTCGCGTGCTTCGCGATGCGGACGCTGGCCACCATTGGGGCTTGGCTGCGCGGGGAACCAGCTCTGGCGAGGACGAACCAGCGAACCAACCTGCTGGGCACGCGGCAAGCGTGCATCAGGGACTGGCTTCTTGGTTGCATCCCAGCCCACTAGACTGTCGCGCATCTTGCTCCACAGACTGTCGTGGATTGTGTTGCGCTCATCTTCCTCACGAAGGATGATCCACTGCTTGTGGTGGTTGTTGTGGATCTCTGCGTCGATGTTCCACTTTACCTTCAGGACAGTGTCGGTTTCATTCAGGAACTGCTTGATGCCGCCGACGATTACCTGGTTCTTGCCAATAACTGCGAAGAATGGAATGTCGTTGGCACTGGGGTTACCAATGATGTTCGAGACCTGCTGAGCACTCAGCTTTCGACCTGGGCGAAGTGGTGTGATCGATGGGTTGCGGACCCAGAAGTAATAGGCCAGTTCATCGGCCTGTGCTTCATCGTTCCACTCCTCGGATACCACATAGGGCACGACCAGAGGATCACGAATCTCACCGCTGGGCTTTCCATCAATCTTGAGGTTTGCCTTGCTGGCCACGAAGTCGTTCCAACCGCTGGGCAACACAGGGCTACGAACCCACTCATAGACATCAATAGAGATGCCTGGAGCGACTCGACCCCAATTCTTCCAGCGGTAGTTGATACCATGACCCATGTTATCCTCAATCTCATAATCGAGGTAACGTGTGGTGCTCTGATCCCACCAAAGCTGGCCAACCTGCTCCTTGCCCCAAACATACTGAGTGTCGGAGTAGTTTGCTGGATCGACGATCATCTTGAACTCAAGCTCACGATCAGCCACACCAGGAATGTATCCCTTGGCAGGATCGTAAAGCTGAAGAACCATCTTCTGCTTGTTTTCCTTGGTGTTGAAGATTGCCGCACTGGTCAGGAGATCGCTGTTTACCTTTCGGTTCTGGCGACGAAGCTCAGTGAAGCCACCATTGACCATCTTGTATGTGGACCACAATCCGGCTTCCTCACCCGAGTCAACTTCCACAATGTCGCCATTGTTCCAAGTGTTGCCAATGGCTGGAATGGCAGCCTTTGTGGGGTAGCGGGTCTTGATCCAAGTGTGGATGTCTGCGGTTGCACCAGTTTCACCAATGCCCACAGGAGTCACACCGTTGGCATCATCAATCTGAACCAACTCACAACCACGAATGTAAAAGTACTCAACCTCGATTACCAGACGGCCCTTGATGCCAGTGCTCAACAGGTTTGCCATCATGTTGCGCGCCGGCGATACCACTGCGGTATTGAAGGGGAACATCGAGTAGCCGCTTTCCTTGCTGAACGTGTAGGTTCGCTGGCGCGTTAGATCAACGACGTTGATTCCTGCGCTCTGGGTCCTCACGAACTTCAAATACTGGCGATCAGTCTCAGCACCATTGGTGCGAATGATCAGCGTTCCCTCCGAACCAGCTGGTTCACCCTCGGTCATCAGCGGAAGCTGAATGTTCCTCAGATAGTTGGCATTGTCGGGAAGCGTGGGATCATAGTCGCTGGGGCGAGGGAAGGTGACCCTCTGAACCAAACGGAACTGATCCCTAGCCCTGACCCACTCATACTCAACCGTTGTCTCACCGCAGACATTCAAGTTCTTACCCACGCGAATCAAGTCAACGTCGGCAACATCTGCGCTTCCTGGAATGTAGGAAACTGCTGGTGTCTGGATCAACACCGTGTCATTGGGATAGTTGGTTGGATAGATGGGGCGGACTTCTTCCTCACGAACGGCCACAAAGTAGTTGGGATCATTCTCATGACCAATCTCCAACACGGAGCCCTCTTCAAAAGCATCCAGGACTGTTACCTTGATGCTCTTGATCAGCTGGTATGCTTCTGGCATAAAGCCCATCAGGAACACGTTGGGGTTGCTCATTGCGTCAATAGTCTGGATCACACGACCATGGAACTTGGGCGTGTAGGTCTGACGAGCCTGTAGGTTGTTTCCAAGCAGGTTCTTCATGATCAGCTTTTCACCACTGATTGGGTAACCAGTGATGCTGGAAAGCAAGCCGCTCTTGATGTTCTGGCTCAAGTAGAAGTCGTCGGGATTTCCCACGCCATCCGCAAAGCCATTGACTGTCTGATCAAGCTGCACGACTGCGCCCTGATCCGCATAGGTTCCAGGGAAGATGTTGAGCATGTTGAAGCCAGTGTCGTGGAACTTGTAGGTCTTCCAAGCATTGAAGTTTGGCGAACCATCGGGGTTCTTTGCACCCATTCCATAAATCCAAGCACGATCACCTGCATTGATGGGTTCCTGTGCGTCCAGCTGGTCTCCGTAGAGGTTTCCAAATGCCACATCATCATGAACTGCAAAGCGTACTTCATCCAAGTTCACGAAGCCGGCAGTTGGCAGATCATCGGGACCATATTCCTTGACAGGCCAGGTGATCTTGTTCATGTCTGGACGCCAGGTCCAACGCTCATCGAATCCATCTAGGACACCATCGACCGTGAAGTCGGTTACCTTGATGACACCATAGGTGTTGCTTGTCGTTGTTCCACGTGGTGCTTGTTCAAAGCTGATCAACTGTGGATTGTGCTTGAACTCGCTCTGGCGGATCTGAATGTCCAGCGAGGGGCTGACTTCCTGACCACCATAGGAACCTGCGCGGAATGCCCACTCCTCAAACAACTTCAAGCCCTTGTTGTGGCGTACAAAGTTGCTGCGAAGGAGACGACGCATTGCCGTTGGGCTGCCCTTTTGCTGGATCATGCCCTGATAGAACTCAAACTGGTTTGTTGGTGTCAGGAGCAGATTGTTGAGGTATTCCTTTTCCTCATAACCAAAGTTCGCGCGTGCGCGGTCCTGGAGAACCTTGTTCTCCATGGATTCAGTTTCAAAGAACCTCCTGAAGTCATCGGCAGCGCGTTCAAAGTTTGGCGTCAGTGTGTCGCCGGTAACGATGAAGCCTGGAGCGTCAATGCGACCCTTCCAACCCACAGTCTTAAAGCCCTGAACACGCAACCTTGGCTGCTTGATGTTGAGGAGTGGACTGTAGATGGTGTCACCAAAGATCGTCTGGTTGTTGAATACCAAAACATGCTCTAGTTCACTGATGTAGAGGCGGAGACCAAAGATACCACCACTCACGCTGTCGCAGGACACCGACAAGTTGCCATCATTGCGGATGACTCGTGTCTTTTGATTGTCAATGGGCTGGCCATTCTGATCCACAACCGCATAGAGGCCGTTGACAATCTGCTCAATGGGCTGGATTGTTCCCGTGTCACTCTTGAACTGAACCAGCTTGCTGCTGGGGCTCAACGCAATGTAGTCGCCTGCTTCCCTCTGGGCATTGTTGCTCCACAGGATAAAGTTCTTCAGGGAGTTCTGCCAATCGCGAATCTCTTGGTCACCATCAACATTGGTAAACAACCAACCGCGGCTTTCCAAGTAGCGCTCATAGCCGTTCATGAAGTCAGCGACGTCCTGAGGAGTCTTCAAGACCGTTCCATAGGGAACCTTGACCACTGGTGCTTCGAACTCGCCTTCAAGTGCCCACGAAAGACTGGTTCCATCGGCATACTGCGGGCGTGCAACCTGCAACCAAAACTCTGGCTCAAAGTAGCTTGAGCTGGTGTGAGTCTTCAGCGAGCGATAGAAGTTATCGCCTTCCTTGACCGTTAGATTGACGCTGTAATAGGTGCTGGGCCTCCAGCTGGGAACGCTGGCAGCCGCTGCACCACTACCCACGCTGGTCTTGGGACCAAACTGGTTTCCGTTGATGATGGAAAAGTAGGGATTCAGTGCGTCATAGCCCTGGATCTGATAACCACGTCCCGTCCACTCAATAGCCAGACCGCTGTATGTTTCCTCGCGGACACTTGGCGACCTGTAGAGAGTTACCGTGACATCCTCGCTGGGAATACGACCAAATGCGTCGGAGACCGTAACAAGTGTGGTAGCGTCGGTGAATCCTGCAACCTTGTAGCTGAGCTGAGTTCCCAGACCACGAACCTTGACTGCAAGGTTTTCGTTGATCGAAGAGTTCTTGCTGGACAACAGATCAGAGATCCACTGCTGAATTCCAACCTTGGTTACTAGACTCAAGTCCTCGAGTACCTCACCATGGACCTGCAATTCTGCGTGACGGCTACGACCCTTGGTGTCCTGATTTAGAAGCTGCTCGCTCTTGGTTCCCTTGAAGAACAGGCCCAAGTCCTGAGTGTTCCAACCCATTTCCACAAAGGCTGCTGGCTTCATCAGGTAAGCGGAAGTTGCTGCCGCGAAAGCATACGCGGACGAACGCCTCCAGCTCTGTTCAACAGGACCCAGGTCTCCCCAATCCCAGTCGGCCCTACGGTCGCTGATTGTGGGAACACTCTGTAGGATTCCGCAGCCTAGAACTGGCTCGTTGACAACCTTCCACTTGCTTTCATCAAACTCTGCTTCCGACTTGTGGTTTTCCAGAGCCTGGATCCAAACAACGGGAAGATTGGGAAGTGCCAACTGAACGGTCTGACGTGCAATGAACGAAGTATCGGCGGTCCAGAAGCCATAGAACGTGGAAGTGTCGTACTCAAACTCGCTGCACTTTTCCTCATTGATCACACCATCGGTGGTCAACATGCTGGGATAGTTTCCATCACCTGCAAGGTTTCTGGGACCAGGATGACGAAGACGACCACGAGGATCCACAGGAATATGCTGGGTAACGCCTGGACGTGCCCATTCCTTGTTGATTCCCCGACGATCACCATCGTCGATGTATCCGGCTTCAATGTCCTCCCAGAGAACCAAGTTCTCGCTGGTGTAAGGTGCGCTGCCATAGCGAGCATCCCACCAGCTGGGCTTACGAGCAAATCCCAAGCATTCCCAAGGAGTTAGATCAGGACGCTGAGTTCCGTAGAACTTCTGATAGATTCCGCGCCAGTGACCGGGAACACCCTGGCTGCTCCAGTTCCAAGTCCAAGGATCATGCAGATCGACCTGATCATTTTCCTTGTAATCCAGACGGAATGTGACTGCCCAGCGCTCAAAGGATGGACGCAGGATCTGAAGCCACTCATCATGGCTGTAATCGTTGACACGATACTGATCACCATGCGTTGCATCAAAGTCCACAACAGGACGTTCACGATCACGGACGGTTGCTGGAATGCTGTTGAAGATTCTCTCTTCAAGTGCCAAGCAAACTGCCGCTGTGGTGCCATCTTCAATCTGAGAGATGGAGCCATCGTGTCCGCGAAGGAACCAAACAGTCGTCCTGCCACCAGTGGTCTGAACTTCCTCAGACATCAGTGCTGGCTGGAAGATTGGATACACACCAAGATAGCTGGGTGTTGCGGGAATGAATGTTGGAAGCTGATTTCCCTCATCCTTTGCCATACCGCTGAGGTAAAATGCAAAGTGCTTGGTCTTGCCCTTGTTGAGCTCGTCCAGTGCGGTGTTGATCCACACATTGTAGGGAGTGGAAGCCGTCAAACGACCACTCGTCACATAGCTGAGAACCTTCTGCTGGAACTTGTCCTTGAAGCGACTGTACTCACTCTCACTGTAGCGGATAGCCGCTGTGATATCCAGCTGGCTCTGACTTGCCAACAACATGGTCTTGAGCAAACCAGCAGAGTGCTGGATGATATGCGTGCCAAGTGTGGTGTCACGGGCAGTGTCACGGTAATTGTTGTCCGCGTACTCCGCACCGGCAAAGCCGGGCTGCTTCTTGATGATCTCACTGAAGTGATCATAGAAGTCGCCCTTGGTTACCTGCGAGATCGCATCGTTGTCTGGGTTGGCCTGAAGATTCAGAGGAACCTCATAGTGACCAGTTGCATCCTGTGGAGGATTGCGGTCACTGTAGGTCTTGATTTCAATGATGTCACCGCGCTTGATGTCGATGATCATGATATCGCGGTTGACGCGAATGAAGTCACGATCCTCAACCAGCGTGATGCGTTCAAAGCTCTTGCTGGAGTTCACGCGACCAACGATTACGTTGATCTCCTGTGCATCCTGACTGACCTTAAACAGCTTGGTACGACCATCACTCACATAGCGGTCAACCATGAACTGACGAGTCTGGCCAGCGGCCTTGTACCAGTCGTTGCTTAGGTGACCATCTTCACTGTGAAAGTAAAAGCCATTGATTGGAAGAGGCTTACCGCCAACCACATACTCGTAGGAGTTGGTGTGGAGGTAGTTCTCAAAGAGGATCTGACCCTTGTTGTCATGAAGGAGTGGGATGCCAAGGATCTTGTCAGCTACTCGCGTGCCCGTGTTGTCCAGCTTGTAACTGAACAGCTTGCTTCCGTTGAAGTTGCTGTTGGGGTACAGGAATGGATCACGAAGGCTGGAACCGTTGAGGTCATAGAGCTCAAACAGCGGAGCCTGGTTGGCACGAAGCTTGGACTGACTTTGTGCCCAGTTGCTGCCATCCCAGTGGAAATTCTTTCCTTGATAGCTTCCCAGTCGAATACGAACAACTTCTCCGTACTCGGGCAGGCCGCTGGGGTTCTGACCATCGGTCTCAAGGATCAACTTCAGGACGTTGCCCTGGTTTACGAGAACGAACACATTGTTGTTGAGCAGTGGATTGACCGTGTTGCGGATCAGTAAGCGAATGCTCTCCACGTCACCATAGACCACACCGGTATCTGGGTTCACTGCATCAACAGTGATCAGATTGGAGCCCAGCGTTCTGATGCGAACTCCACCAAGTGTGACATCCTGCGGCCACTGATTCAAGTAGCCGTTGACATCCTCAATGTTGTCAACCAAGACATCAACGTCTAGACGACGAGTCAGACCATAGTTGAACATCTCTACATCACGATTGAACTCAACGATTGGACGAGTTGCGCGGTGAGCCTGTACAAAGTCGGGATCCAAGTTGGGCGACAAGGTGGACACGTGGAACCAACGGTTACCAGTTGACCACTCATTGCGGTTCTTGGAGCCACGCTCGATGACCATGTAGTCAGGGGTTGCTGATCCCTTGAGGTTTTCCTCAAGGAGAAACAAGCTGCGACCCACATTTTCCACAATCCAAACGTTGCCATTGGTGTAGTCGGTGTTCTTGTCCAGCTTTACCGTGATCCTCATACCACTGCTCAGCTTGACTCCGCCGAACGCACGAGGATCGGGAGTTGCATGACCAACGGCATTGTTTTCCAAGTCGCTGTAAACGGAGATCTGAACATCCGCGTCTGCTGCTGGGCGCTGATTGAATGTGATCGTGGTAGCACCAGGAGTATAAGTGAAGGGACGGCTCACACCATCGACCAACGCTGTGATCAAATCCTGATTTAGCAAGCTGAGGTCGTAGAACTTCTTGAGCTCAGGATCCGAAGTGCCATAGCCGGGAAGGTTCCACACCGAGGTCGTGCCATCGCTTACCTGCGTGTGACTGGGACCATAGACGAGAATCGTCGTGGTGTCGCTTCGGCTCTGGAAGACTCGAACGTTATCTAGACCAAGACCCTCATTGGTCGTGGCCTCATCCGCTACTAGACCAAAGCCCAGCTTGAGAGTCTTGCCAGTTCCAGTCAGGCTGATCGAGAAGTTGTAGACACGATCATAGTAATTACTGGGCTGGTTGGTCTGTGGCGTGTTGGGAACAACATGATCACCATCGAGGTCACTGTCAACACCCGGCGAGGTGATGTTGTAGGTTCCCTTGATGTCACCCAGATCAAAGCTACCACTTCCAAGGCTGCTACCACCAAGGCCACTGATGCCCACTGGTGTAAAGTTGAAAGCCAGCTGATCGTTGATCCAAACGGAGCAATGCTCATCACCGTAAGCGGCCGGCGGTTGAACGCCACCAACACCAGCGACAGTATCCCAGGAGTTCAACTTGAGCATGTCCAGCTGAATGTCAGTGGTTGTTGAGCTGCCATTGAGTGTGAAGGTCTTGCTTACCTGCTGCTGATCGGTGGGCAGTCCACCAAGAGTTCCCAGATACTTGCTGAGACCCTTGTAGGGACCCTCGGTGTTGGCCGGTGAACCATCAGCCAGCGTCCAGCCATTGGGACCATCATCAAACGTGCTCGTTGGTTCTACGTCATCAACTGGAAGCCAGACATACTGGCGGAAGTTGACCATCTTGTCCAGATCAATGGGTGGGCACCAAGTGTAATAGTCCTGCGAGAACAGTCGGTTGTGATTTTCAGTCAGGGCTCCCTGAAAGCGCAACTGATTGATCAGGTCGCTATAAGGGAGAAGATCCGTTAGATCACCCTCAGCGGAACGGCTGACCATGCCAGCTTCCAGCTGATAGAAGGTACGATCGCTCGTGCCCTCTTCCAAGTAATAGTCCTGATCGGGATCATACCAAAGCGGCTTCTGACCCACATAACCATTGATTGCTCGACCCTTGCCTGGATCAAAGAGATGATCGGCACTGGCGCCAAAGAACTTGGTAAGAGTCTCAGTCTGGTGAACACCAGGAAGCTGCTTGATTACACGACGCTTTTCGTGACTGTCCTGATCGAGAACAATGGGAGTAAATGCAAAAGGATTGTTGTTTTTGGCCATTACCTGATCCTGAGATTCGTTGGCGTATTTGCAGTGATAATGTCGATGTCACTTACCTGTGCTGTTGCGAAGAACAACTCATCTGGTGCACACCTAATTTCGCGCAAGTTACCAAAGTAACTGTTGTCGAGAACTGGGACAATTTCCACACTTGAAATTGCCGTTGCCAACTGCCTGTGAATAAAGGCACCCAGCTCAGAGAAGAAGAACGTCTCTCCAAAGTCCCAGTTACTTACCTCGAAGAAATTCCTGATTCCTTCGATAACGCGGCTCTTGATTTCACCATCGCTCATTGCCGTACCAGCCAGCTTGACAATCTTAAACTTGGCCTGATATGCACTGGCCGCCGATTGTCCAAAGAGCTGCTTGAACTTTACGGGTCGCCAGATGATCTCATCGCTGAACATCTTGTATGCTTCCAAGTCGCTGAACGTGGTCTTCAAGTTCAACTCACTGGGAGCCTTGGGCATGATCGCAGGATCTGCACCTGCGTTGCGCCAGCTGATCATTGCATCATTGTACTCACGAGTTAGAACAAAGATGTCGATGATGTTGGAGATCGCAGGATCAATCCGGTGGCTACTTGGTGCAAAATGCTTCCACTGATAGATCAGATTGTTGACACCCTCACGAACCACAAACTGCTGATTTCCCACAGTGTAGGTTTGAGCAAAGTAGGAGACCGCAAGGTTGATCGCGATGCGGTCTGAGGAGTTCAACAAGGGGATCAAGTGATCGGCCTGACCAATGTAGATATCCACAACCCTCTGGGCACCTTCTTGGCGCTCAAAGTAGCCGTAATCACCGGGAAGCAACTGAGTCACAAAGCGATTGTTCTGCGTGTCCAGTTCCAATCGAGTAACCAGGCGCTCCACAGGATATCCCGACGTATCGTAGGTCTTCCAGTGAACAATCGCATTCTGTGCGGTGTCCAGATTCTTCAGTACCTTGTAGGTAAAGGGAACGTCCGGCTTACCATCACCGTTGCGGTCATTGAAGCGGACCTTTACCTTGCCGGGCTCATGAAAGCCGTCTGCATAGATAAATGGTGCTTCCAACTTGAAGATCAAGTCGGTGCTCAAGCTGATTGGGCTGGTGCCCTGATACAAACGAACACCCTTGAAGTTGTTGGGAGCCTTCAACACCGTTACGGTATCGCTGCCAGCACGGCCAGTCTGAGGATCAATACTCTTGAACTCGTTGACGAAGAAGAACTTGCAATCCTTTTCGCTCTCAAAGACGTAGTTGAGACCACGGGTTGTAATGCGCCAGAAGTCACTGGTGTACTCGCAGTGGATCAACCAGCTGTTGGGACCCTTTCCCGTTGCGGTCTCGACTCCATACTGGGCATCCAAGTTGGGGTTGATCTCGCTGGAGTTTAGAACGTACCAGCCCTCAGAAGCCCTGTTGTCAAAGCCCAGTGCAAAGGTACGATTCAAGTCCAAGTTGTCCTGTACCTGACGACGCACTTCACTCTTGTTGGTGTACTCACTTGTGAACAAGTTAGTGATATCAATGCGATCATCGGAGACCAGACGATACAAGAAGTTGCTGAAGAAGTCCCTGAGCGCAATGCTCTGAGCTGCCACAGCCAAGTAGTTGTTCATCATTTCTTCCGTGCCGGCAACCGTGTGGGCTACTTCAACACTCTCAGAACTCTCATCAAGATAAAACGCACCATCGTCGGCAAACACCTGAGTGTTCTGGTAGTTTCCCGTGGGATCGTTCAAGTCGATGTAACGGCTCTGACCACTGTAGACGCGATTGACCGCCTTCAGCTTGACAGCAAGGTTGGTCTGAACTGGCAGCTCATTGTAATCACTGCCGCTGACCATGCGACCCTGCGTTCCATAGACGCGCGATGCACGACGACGAATCTCATTGCTGGACTCCGTGGGAACCGCATTGTTGACTGCTTCCTGGAGCGCAAAGGTCATTGTCAGACGCTTCTGCGTATTGTTCCTTGCATAGAAGGGAACGTTGATGGAAATGCCCTGAACATCCTCTGGGCGGATGTTAATGTTCTGATTGGCAGACACTCGATACCAAACGCGCAAGTTGCCAACTGGGCTCTTACCAAAACGACCATCACCAAAGCGAAGGGCAATCTTGTCATCTTCCTGCGTTACCACCTGGTAGATGGTCTGAACGTCGCTGTCCACGCTGTTGTAGGTAACGTTCTCGGTTGTGAGGAGAACCTTTACGATATCATCACTGGGAACGTGACCCACACGAGTCCATTCACCATCGGCCACAATGGAACCAAGATCATCAACGCTCTGAACCCACACATCCGTTTCATTGATGTTTGCGGTGTCGAGGTAGATTGTCCTGTTCTCAGTTGGCTCCGAGATACCAAAGTCTTCCTTCTGCAGAGTTCCCTGCTTGAAGTAAACAAAGAAGCCTGTGTTGGGTGAGCTGTTGCCGTTGCCATCCGACCTGTAGATAAGATGGAAACTGGTGTTGGGATTGGGCGTCTGCTCCACAAAACCGTATGTGGTGTTGAAGTCCGCATTCACTACATCAAAGCTCAAGTTCTGATTGTTGACGCTGGTTGTGAATGGATAGTTGCCTGCGGTGTTCGCAACGTTGTCCACTCGATAAAGCTGAGTCTCTGCGTCCTCGAGGCTTTCAGTCTTCAAGGGAACACCAAAGGGGTTGGTTTCAATCAACGAAGCATTGAGAACCAGCACCCACTGCTCAAACCAGTCGGCGTTGTTGGGATCATCCCAGCGAATTGCCACACTGTTGAGGTTTCGACCTGTGCTGTCATAGACGTCATGCGTGGTACGAATCTCGGTTAGCTTGGCAAGTCCGCGTGCTGGATAGTTTCGCTTGGCATTGTAGCTGAGCGAGCGTGCAAGACGCAGGATGCTCTCACGACGACGTGCCACATCGAGAAAGTTCTCGCGTGCGTTGATGTCCGTTCTGAATGCGAGACTTTGACCAAGGTATGCGAGCAGATCGATGAGCGCAACAAATTCCGAGGACTCAATCCAATCGTTGAAGTCCTCTGGGTAGTTGCGTCGAATGTACTCCACCATTGCCTGGCGGATGGTCGAAAAGTCAAAGGCGTTGAGGTTGACTTCCGTGAAGGCGCGATACGCTGCCAGCCAGTCATTACCAGCAAAGAGCTCCGATTGACGTTGACTCTGGCTCATAGTTAGATCCTCTCGAGAGCGCGGCGATCAAACTCCAACGAGAATGTTCCCAGGCTATCCCAGGGTTCATACTTGAGTTCGATCGCAACTTTGATTCCGCGGGCACTGGTTGAAACATTGACACCCTGCAGGCTTACCCTGGGGTCATGTCCAACAACGCGCTTGACGTCATCGACGATTGCTGCCTGAATACCATCCGTGAAGGGCTCAAAAAGCAGATCCCAGATGCCGGTTCCATAAAGTGGGAGCATCAGGCGCTCACCCTTTCTGGTGTAGAATTCGTTCAGGAGGTCGCGCTTGATAAGCTGAACATCCGTGACTGACCAGCCCCGTTTGCCTTCCATCTCCTGCGTGCTGAATCCGATAAAAAGACTACGCTGCGCCATACCGCCCTCCAATGTATGTATATTTACCGTCCTATAAACCACGTGGTTAATGGGCAGGATATTGACAGAATGGGCACTGGTGCTACATTGTAGAGGAATGGAAAAGCCAGAAGAAGGTGATCCTGTTGAGGCTAAGGCCTTGGCGGATCGTGCCAAGTTTGAGAGCATCACGAAGGTGACGACTAAGCCACTGATTACCAAAGGTAGTCAGGGGCGCAGGACTCTAAACGTTCCTGATCTCAAGAGTCCAGATGAGCACAATCCCAAATGGGTAGTGGATCCTGAGGACATTATTGCTGCTCGCAAGGCAGCAAGAAAGGCAAAGCGCGATCCCAACTCTCAAGCCTAAGATCCAGACAGCTGGACGGAAAGGTGAGCAAATGGGCAGCAAGCGTGAAATCTATTGCATGACCGATGTTGAGGCCGACGGCAAGTGCCCAGGTCTCTCCAGTATGCTCAGCTTTGCCACTGCGGCTTTTGATGTAGAAAAGAACCTCGTTGGTACGTTTGAGGCAAACCTCGAACTACTCGAAGGTGCTGAACCGCACCCAGAGACAATGGCGTTCTGGAATGAAAGTGATGCCAACAAGGCCGCTTACGAAGTAACTCGCGTAAACGTCCAACATCCTGCAGAAGCCATGAAGGCCTATGAGGAATGGCTCAAGACCCTACCCGGACAGCCCATTTTTGTGGGCTACCCGGCAGTCTACGATTTCAAGTGGATTGATTACTATTGCGTGAAGTTTCTTGGCAACAATCCCTACAGCTTTAGTAGGGCCGTTGACGTCAAGAGCTACGCATGGGCAATACTGGGACGGCACTTTCAGTCGTGCAGCAAACGCACAATGCCAAAGCATTGGTTCGATGATCTGCCGCATACCCATGTGGCAATCGACGATGCCATTGAGCAAGGCGCCATGTTTATTAACATGATGCGCGATCAGCGCGGAATGGATCCCATCAAGGGCATTCCAAACCGAGCATGACAAAGGGGGACCAACGTGTCCCCCTTTATTATTTCTGAGCACCCGCTTTGTTCTGTCCACCCATGTGGAATGGAACCACCTGAGCAGGGTTTACCGGCGTACCGCCCTTTCTGATCTCAAAGTGCAAGTGGCTACCGGTTGAAACACCAGTGTTGCCCATTCGGCCAATGGCCTGCATCTGCTTGACATCCGCTCCCTTGGCCACACCAATCTGACTCAAGTGACCATAACGTGAGGTCATGCCATTTCCATGATCGATGATGATGATGTTTCCATAACCGCGTTGCTGACCAGCAAAGGTTACCTTGCCACCCTTGGTTGCATAGATGGGCGTTCCCGTGGGTGCCGCAATATCAACGCCCTGGTGCATCTTACGCTTGCCGGTAACAGGATGGGTCCTGAAGCCAAACGGTGAAGTTCCCCTACCGCTTGTTGGCATGCAGAACTTGGTTCCATCATCGGGAACGATCACTGGTGGACTCTCATCCACTTCATTTCCTGTACCCACATTTTCAACGCCACTGCTATTTTCGCCCGATGGCATCGAGACAGCGCCACTCTTGGTACCTGGGTGACCGTCCCAGGGCTCATGAGCGGGCATCCTGCTGGTGATGCTCTTGGTTGTGATCTGAGGATAGTTGGAACCCTGATCGAGATCACGATCTCCCTGATCTCCCGGCTTGGGACCCTTTGCTTCCTTGGCCGCCGTTGCCTTGGGTCCACTTCCACCGTTGCTTTGAACTTGCGCGCCCTTCAAGACCACATTGCCACCTGCGGTGACGCCCAGTGCTCCGCCTGACTGCAAGGCAAGTGTTCCAGTGCCCTTGATGCTTGCGTTACCGCTTGCAGTCATGTTGGCGTTGGATTTGCTCAGGAGGTTTAGATCACCAGCAGAGCTCATGTTCAGCGCACCACCCGCTAGAACGTTGAAGTCCGCTCCCGACTGAATGGAGCCGCCACCAGCACCATAGGCATTCCAGCCCTTGTTGGCATGGAGGTTGATGTTTCCATCCGCGTGCATGTTGATATCACCGTTGCTTCGAAAGCTCACGCTCTTGGCCGAATAGCCGTCAATACCTTCATCGCTGATTTCAAACCAACTGTTGCCGTTTCCACTGATCATGTAAACATAGCCAGTGGCATCGTTGATCAAGATCTGTGCGCCGCTCTTGGTACGAAAGCGGATAAAGCCCTCATCACCATCATCAAAGACCATGTTGTGGCCTTCTGGACTCTTGAAGCCATAGACCTTGCTGACTGGAGCACGTCGAGCACCAGCGTCCGTGGGTCCACGAACACTATCGGTGTACAGACCTTGTGCGGCCAAGCCCTCATGAAGAGGTTCAAAGCGTGCGCGGGTGTGGTTGTCACTGTTGGGAACATTGGGGTCCCAGCGGTTGTACTCAGCGACCGGTGGGTCATTTCCCTCCACGCCATCGGTGTAGCTTTTGTCACTGGGAACGCCGGGAACCATGTGGTTCATAAACTGCTGGTAGAGTCCACCAATGTAGATTCCCTGATTGGGATCACCATTGAGAAACATAACGACCACTTCGTTGTCAAGATCCGGTGGAACTGCCCACCAGCCATATGACTGCTGGGTGTCGGACAGCTTTTGTCCCTGCTTGGTGTTGCTCTTCACGGACGTTGCGCCTGCGAATGGGCTGCAATACTGAACAGTGAACCAAGCAGTCTCATCGTTTTCATTGCTGGAAAACTCGGGGATCCAAACTTGGAGGCGACCCATTGAAAAGGCGTCCTCGTTGTTCTTCACAAAGCCCCTGTAGACTTGGTTGAACAGCGCAACGCGACCACCGGGATCCTGATGGTAGCCCTTGGGCGTGCGAAAGCTGCGACGAAAGCTCTGATTGGGCATTAGCTTACCTCTTCATAAATCTATGGTTGCCAATAACCGTAGTTTGAGTATATACGTTCGCCCAACTGGGGGTTACTTTGGCCGGAGCATAATAGTCCGTTGCACCACCAGTAATGTCCTTGGAAGTACCATCAAGAATGCCACCGGCAATCTGGTAAGCCTGATTGTAAATGGGCGTTCCCTCGCGACGACTAAGCGACCGAGGGATGGAACCCTGTGCATTCCAAGCACTGAACTGTTTGGGACTTGTGATGACCTGACTGACAGTGTTGCCTCGAATACCATAACGTGCGCGATTGGCAATAACGTTGCCAACTGCCTGCATTCCCTTGGCACCCTCGCCGCCTGCTTCCTCAACCAACGTGAGTGCGAGAAGCTGACGCTCATTGACACTTCCGTTGGAGATGGTGCTGTTCTTGACCGTGCTGTTGTTTCCGGTCATGTTTCCACCACCAGTGTTGGAACCAGGAGTGATTGCTGGCTTGTCAGGACCCTTGGAGTTATTGTAAACCGTGCTGTCGTTGAGTGGATTCTCACGTCCCTCGATGATGTTCTCATAGGACCATCCGGGGATGCGAGTTGCCTTCAGCGTCTGTGTGAAGCGACCTTCTTGGAACTTGTGGTTGACTTCAGTGGTTGCATAGAAGCCCGTGAAGATGTTGCTGAGAGTTCCAACCTTCTGACTGTCGGCTTGATCACCCACGCCTGCTTTGGCGCCTGCATCAGTTCCTGCCTGTGGTCCGGTTGTCACAGCAACAGTTCCTGTTTTGGCATCATAACCCAAAGGCAGCTTGAAACGGAACAAGAACATGTGTTCGCCGTTCATGAAGTTGGGGCAGGTATCCGTGCTTGGTGCATCAAAGGGAAGACCCTTGTCACCAGGTCCAAGCCAATAGGGATCGCCGCGGATGTCAAGTTCAATCGACTGCAGGTTTCCATCAATGGTACCGTAGAGCTGATTCAAAAGTGAGCCATAGACCGTTTTGTTGGGGTCATTGTCATTGGCCGTTCCCGTGCTGGTTCGAAGACCGGGATTGTTGGAATCCTGTACGATGGTGATCGGCAGATAGCTGGCACCCTTTTGCTCTGCACCCTGATACTGTGTCTTTTGCGCGTTCTCGTGAACAAGATCCTCACCTTCACCACGTCCAATTTGTGGCAGGGGATTGCGTGCCAGCTGAGCAGCGCGTTCCTTGGCCATCTCAGCATTGAGCGTGTCGGTTTTCTTGCCTAGAACGGTGGAAATATCCTCACGTTCCTTCTTTAGAACTGCCAAGCGGGCCGCTGCATCTTCTTTGGCTTTTGTGCGCTCTGCACTCGGTGGAGTGTTGGGATCAGAGGGTTCCTGATTTAGATCATCCAGCTTTTTCTGTGCATCATTGAACTCATTGTTCTTGTTGTTCAAATCGGCCTGAAGTGTCTGGACATTCTTGCTCAAGTCAACCTGTGCAGGTGTTCCCGTGTTGGTATTCTGACCCTGGAACATGGGAACCTGAACAGCCCAGTTGAAGTTGACATTGATATCAAACCTCTCAACTTCGGTGTTCAAACCAGTAAAGATGTAATCGTATTGCTTCTTCAAGAATGCCTTTTGATGAGCAAAGTTTGCCTTGTTTTGATTGAGCGTCTTTTCCTTGTCAAACTTCATTGCTCGACCCATCGAGGTCAAGAGGCGGAGGCTTGCATAGGGCTTGATAATGTAGGTGATCTTCTTGGAGTAATCACCAGCCGCGTAATCGTAGTCTAGGTATTCCACCTTGGTGTCAATGCGATGCAAGATGCTGACCACATCGCGCACCTCATTTTCGTCATCATTGCCAGATGCTGGTGGTAGCTCACGACTGATACGTGCCATCTTCACAGCCGTTTCACTTCGAGCCATCGTCATATCCACAATAGCTGGAAAGTCCGTACCAGGACTGAAGTGTCCCGTCTGACTGTCATAGGCTTTGTTGGTTGTCTGATTTCCAACAGTTGGTGTGCTGTTGGTAATGGGGTGATCGAATGGATTGCTGACACCAACCTTGGTATCGTAGGGGTATGGAAGCTGCTCAACAGCAAACTCCACAAGTGGCTTGCTGGATGCACCATACCTGTACTTTACCGACTCATTCATACCCTTGATAACACTCTGCAGAACTTCACCAACAGTGGTGCCAGTTGCCTGTGAGGGCTGTGCCAGCATACAATACTGATCGTTGAGTGCCTGCTCGGAAATGGGCATAGCCGTGATGGTGTGCATGGATCCGTTTTCACTGATCGTGCTCGCCACATCAATCAGCGTAAGGGACCAATCCCATCCAGCACCAATCTGAACAACATTGCCTTCTTCGTCGTATCCACGAAGCTTTAGCTTCAAAAACCAGGGAGCCTTGAGGTAGTTTCGGATGCCCTTGGACACCGCTGCCTGATACAACAGATCGGGCAACTGGGCGCCATAGGGTTCATAGATGCGGATCGTCACATTGGTGGTCATCGCATTCTTGGTGCGGATGTTGGGACCAACCACTGCATCAATGTTGACCTCCTGAATGTTCATACCAGTCAGACCAGTCTCAGCAATCACGAACTCAGTTCCTGGACCTCTCTCGCTGGGCAACTCACCATCAAGAAAGAAGGAAAAGTGATAGCTGGGCTGAAACACATCGCCCATTGGGTTGGGTTGTGGTTTGAAACCAATTCCCTTTAGGAATCCCTCACCAGTGTTGGTTCCGTCTTGGATGTTGCCAGGGTCCTTGTTGTTTACGGGGCTGGCATTAGTTGGACGGCCATTGCTCTCACGAACACCGCCTTCTTTGAGGTCCTTTAGTAGATCGTCATCAAGTGTCAGCTTGGGAATAATGGGATTCTTTGCCAAGTTAGCCTCCCAGGATCTGAGTCAAGCGATTTACCGTTGGTGTAAAGATCACCATGCCGGGCTTGAAATCATAGATTGGATCCTTGATCTTGTCGGGGTTGACCACCATGAAGACCCACCAATAGTTGGGAGTTCCATAGAGATCATAGGACAAGAGATCAGGACGATTCTCATAACGTGACTCAAGGATCTTGATCTGATCGCTGCCATCGCGAGGAATATCCCGATAGGTCATGTTACTCAGAAACCAACTGGTCTGCTGGGTGGCAGAGTAGGGGCTACTGTTCTTGTAATCAACTTTTGACATTAGATCCAACCCTTTATGTTACCAGCACCACCGCTCATCATTTTACCAGAAGCAAAATCATTGAGGTTGAACTCCGTTCTCTGCATCTTGGGAGTCTGCTGAACCACGCACGTAAGGCTGAATGTGGTCAAGCTGGGAACCCACGCGATGCTGTCACCGATCGTAACTTCCAAGTAGTCAACGTTGTTGGGCATTGCCATCGAAAAGTCTGTCAAGATCACATTCAAGTCGTTGAAGATGAACTCACCATAGCCGCTGAGAACCAGCATGGGCGGCGGAAGACCTGCATCGGGATCGTTCTCACCAAAGTGCATCTTGGTTGCGCTCCGGAAAAAGTGCATGGCCGCAAGTGTGTACTTGGCCTCTGCAAGATTCTGGGCTGTGAACTGACCTTCCAGCTGAATCTGAACAGCCGGTGTATTGTTGTAGGTGTGATAGCTGGTGTTGGCATGCGTGGGTGCCATTTCGCTATAGACAGCTTTGTGAAGATAGGTAACCGTTGGAGTGTAGGGAAAGAACACGCCATTGGTTTCATTCAGCTGATAGAGAACACTGGTTTCATCACCATAGAAGGGGAAGAGACCATTGTCACCGCGTAGCTTGGGGCGGATGCGAACGCGATTGTCCGTCTTACGACCAGTGACCACAATATCTTCAGGCTCGGCTGAGAGATCGGGAAGAGAAGTTCCCAAACCATCGAGATCGATCGCAGTTGCTGAGACTGGCAAGTCGGCATTCAAGAGATCATCAGAGACCGTTAGATTGCTGCTTTCGTTGGTTGCAACTTCCTCGAGATTGTTTCGAGCAAGTTCCCAACTGTACTGACTGGACATCGCAGCTTGCTTTTGCGCCAGATAGCTTTCACTGGACGTGTCATTGACCGACCAGTGCTGGCTGAGCAGATTCATCTGCGTGGTGTAATTCTTATCAGCGGCTTCCAGCTGCTTTTTGCTGACCTGCGTTCGCTTGGTGTTGGGTAGAATGGTCGTGGTGCTCAGAAGGGCAGCATTGCCCATTCCGCCTGCGGTTCCACTTCCCAACGAACCATAGGCGAAGTCGCCGGCTGCGATTGCCTCGGCGTTGACACTGGTGGCTGATTTGCCACCGCTACCACTCTTTACTGGAGCGTTAGCTGCCTTGGGTGTGGAGTCTATTCCGGGATTGGTAGCCATCATTTGCCTCGCGAATCATCTGTGCAATGTCCGCAAGTTCAGTGGCTGGGAGGGCGGGCATGTGATGCGAGAACGCTTCCATGTTTCCGTCAAGTGCCGCTTGGCGCGCTGCCGTGGCCGAAATGCCATCCGCTTCGCCTGCCTCACGATCCACCTCAACCACCTCGCAATCCAGTTGTTCACTGGCTACGAGTTTGCGGTAGTTGGAGGCACGATCCGAGCCAGCAATCCAAGCCTTGAGTTTGTATCCCTGAATATCCAGGACCTCCAAGGCTTCATAAGCGGATGCCACAACATCAATGGTAATGCCGGGAAAGAGCTTCCTAGCAATGACAAGACGTTGTTCCGCCGACAAAGGATTCTTTCTCTTGTCCAGTCCGCTCTTTTCCCCATCGGTTAGATAGAGAACTGGTCGAACACCCAGACGCAAGGCAGTTTCCTTGAGCTTTCGGACCAAGATGGTGTGTCCCTCGGTGGGTGGATTCATCCTCCCCACCAATAGTGCCACTCCGTTAATCTGGCCTCCACTCATATTTACCGCCCTATAAAGTATGCAGATAACACGACCACAATAGCCATGGCTTTCCTGATCCCAGAATAGTGACTTCTGAGTTCCAATTCTGTATAAACAGAACAGTGCTAACTGATAGCTTAAAACCTATGCGGGGCACAATATTCAAATCCGCCAGAACAGAACATAAGGAGCGGCAAAACATGGCTCTAGCGCCCAAAGTAAATTATCTGACCAACAAGGAACTCCTAAGCGAGATCCACAAGAGCAAGAATTCCTTCAGCTATTTTGTCGACAAATCCTACGAAGCATACGATGGTATTGTGGACAACATTGAGGACATCACTCCAGCGTTGATTGAAGCCACCCAGGCTCTCAAGGCCAAGAAGATGATGCAAGCGGCCAAGGCCACACTCAAGGAACAGGGCTTGAAGAACCACCAGATCAAGGTGGACGACATTGATCCAGCGACCATTCCCGTTGACAGCTTGGTCTTTCGCGTAATGACGTTTGAACACATTCCAGAAGCAGTTGGCAAAACAAAGGTCTCCAAGAAGGAATCCGACAACCACGTTCGTTTGAACTTTCCACCATTCAAGCATGTGGTTCTTGAGCCCACTGGTTTCCGTGAGGTTGGTCGCAGTCACTGGAAGAACGCACTGGAAAACGGTGAGTTCTCACAGGATCACGGCAAGATCACCAACCGATTGGCACTGATGTTCATGAAGCTGGTTGAGCGTTACAGCCAGCGTGGTAACTGGCGCGGATACAGCTACATTGATGAGATGCGTAGTCAGGCTCTCTTGCAGCTGAGCGTTATGGGATTGAAGTTCAACGAAGCGCGTTCCGACAATCCCTTTGCTTACTATTCGGTCATGGTTGGCAACGCATTCACGCACGTTCTAAATCTTGAAAAGCGCAATCAGAGTATCCGCGATGACATGCTGGTAATGCACGGTGTGACACCTTCGATGACTCGTCAGATTGACAACAGCATCGCTCAGAGGGCACTGGCAAACGGTGAGGCTCCGGAGCAGAAAAAGCTGGTTCGTCGCACGTCGCCCAATTCCAAGATTGAAACGGTGGAGCTCACACAGGAAGAGCTAGACGCGCGTAAGGCACGAGTCGCTGCCCACTATGCCAAGCATCCTGAATAATGACTTTTAGTGTCCAGAAAGTCTATATAAGGGCAAACTAGGAGCCATTATGAGCGATAAACTCTTTAAGAGGGCCGCTGTTTTTACCGACATTCACTTTGGTAAGAAAAACAACGACCGACAGCACAATCAGGACTGCGAAGACTTCGTCAAGTGGTTTATTGAGCAAGCCAAGGAAGCTGAAGCAGATACGATCATCTTTTCCGGGGATTGGCATGACAACCGTCATGCCATCCACGTTTCCACACTCAACTACTCGCTGAGCAACATGGAACGACTGGCAAACGAGTTCGAGAACTTCTACTTTATCCCTGGAAACCACGATCTCTACTATAAGGAGAAGCGTGAGATTTCCAGCATTGCAATTGGTAGGAACCTGAAGAACATCACCATCGTCAATGACTTTTTGACCGTTGGTGGTGTGACGTTCTGCCCCTGGCTGGTTGGTGATGATTGGAAGCGGGTTGCCAAGCTGGCCAAGAAGTCCGATTACATCTTTGGTCACTTTGAGCTTCCTCACTTTATGATGAACGCCATGGTGGAAATGCCCGATCACGGTGGACTGAATGCAGACCACTTTGACGATGTCACATACTGGGCATTCAGCGGTCACTTTCACAAGCGGCAGGCCAAGCGGAAGATCTGCTATATTGGCAATCCCTTTCCACACAACTTCGCCGATGCGTGGGATGATGAACGTGGCATGATGATCCTGGATTGGGGTCAGGAACCCAAGTTCAAGGCATGGCCTGGTGCGCCCAAGTACAAGACGCTCAAACTGAGTGAACTCTTGGAAGCACCCACGGACTTTCTCGATGAGCGAACCTACGCGAGGATCACAACCGACGTGGGTATCAACTACGACGAAAGTCAGTTCATGAAGGACACCTTCCAGGCGCACTTCAATCCACGTAAGATTGACATCACACCAGGGGCCAAGGCGGAAGCCGATCAGAGCTTTGGTGATGATGTGCTTTTCCAGACTGTTGATCAGATTGTTCTAGAGGGTCTCAAGGGCATTGACAGTCTGACTGTTGATAAGGGTCTCCTAATGGAGATCTACAAGGGGCTGAACTAATGAAAGACTACAATCCGGACAAGGACCCCAGCAGGGCCAGCGTGGGAATTGATACGCCAAAGTTTCGCATCGACGACTGGCAGATCAAGCTGATCAGCGAATCTGACAAGCATGGCGACAAGAAGCCATTCCAGCACGTCTACGCCTTTGTGAAGAACAATCAGAGCATGAGCAGGCATGACTTTGAGACCACGCTGTCTTCGATTCGTGACATTCTGGATGAAAAGGGTGTAAACTCAGGTATCCTGATGTTCATGCACGGAACTTACGTCTTCACAGAAGTGCCCGTTGATTTGAACGCAGTCATCGTCAAGCTGGCTAGCGGGATTAATTTCAATGGGGAGGTAACCGGCTCGATGGAGAATCTGGAACTGGTGAACTCCCAGCTGGGGCGATAAACATAAGATGATCAAGATCCGCACCATTACAATGAAGAACTTTCTGAGCGTGGGAAACACCACTCAGGCAGTTCAGCTTGACCAGCATGGTCTTACTCTAATCCTTGGTGAGAACGTTGACCAGGGAAGCGCAGGTTCGCGAAACGGCGTGGGCAAGACCACGCTGATTCAGGCAATCTGTTACGCGCTGTATGGCGAGGCCCTGACGGCAATCCGCAAGGACAACCTGATCAACAAGATCAACCAAAAGGGAATGGTTGTCTCGCTGGACTTTGAGATTGGTTCGAGAAGCTATCGTATTGAACGTGGTCGCAAGCCCAACTTCCTCCGCTTTTATGTCAACGATGGACTGGTAACACAGGACGGTGACAATGAGGCGCACGGTGAAAGCAAAGTCACCCAAGAGGAAATCGAAAAGACCATTGGTTGCAGCCACACGTTGTTCAAGCATGTGGTTGCCCTGCATAGCAAAACCACGCCCTTCTTGGAGCTCAACGCTGGCAATCAGCGGGCAGTCATTGAGGAACTTCTCGGTATCACACAGCTGAGCAGCAAGGCTGAGCAGTTGAAGGTGCTGGTAAAGGAAATCCGAGACGAGATCAAGGGCGAGGAACTTCGCATCAAGATCATGATGGACAACAATGACAGAATCCAGCGGACTATCAATGATCTAAAGTTCAAGAGCTCGCTCTGGGACAAGGAACATATGAAGACCATGGAAAAGCTGGTTGCAGCTATTGGTCAGTTGAACGAGATTGATATCGAAACGGAGATCAACAACCAAAAGATCCTCGTGGAGTTCAATCGCATCTCCAACGAAGTCATGCGCTTTGAGCGTGATGCTGCTCGTGTGGAGCGAACCTTCAATACCGCGGACGCCAGTGTTCAGCGCATCGACAGTCAGCTGGCAACAGTTGAGCAAAAGAAGTGCCACACTTGCGGACAGGACGTTCACGACGACAAGCACCAAGAGATCCTAGCCGAGTTGCTTACTCGGAAGGAACGGTACGTGGAAGAGCGTAGGACGGCTGAGGAAGAGCTGTATGCGGCTGCGGTGGACCTCGAGAAAGCAATCGGTGAACTGACTGCACTGGGTGAGATGCCAACTGTCAGCTACTCCACAATGGAGCAGGCTCTCAATCATCGTCACACACTGGACAAGCTGGATGGTGACTTCATGCGCGAAAGTGTCAAAGACAGTCCCTTCTTGGATCAAATTGCCAACTTGATTGACACCTCTCTTCAGGACATCACATACGATTACTTGAATGAGCTGGTTCGACTCAAGGAGCATCAGGACTTTTTGCTGAAGCTTCTAACGGATAAGAACTCCTTTATCCGCAAAAAGATCATCGACCAGAACTTGAGCTACTTGAATGTTCGCCTCAACAGCTACCTGGACAAGATCCAGTTGCCACATGAGGTTGCTTTCCAGAGTGATCTAACGGTTGAGATCACCCGCCTGGGCAAGGAATACGATTTCGCGCAGCTGAGCAACGGTGAGCAGAATCGTGTTGTGCTCGCACTTGCGTGGGCATTCCGAGATGTTTGGGAAACAATGAACAAGCCCTTGAACTTGCTGATGATTGACGAATTGGTCGACAGCGGCATGGACAGCAAGGGAATGGACTTGGCTCTCGAGATTCTGAAAAAGAATGCACGTGAGCGTGGCAAGAACATTTTCCTGATCAGCCACAAAGATGAATTGACGTCCAGGGTACCGAGGGTGCTACTCGTACAGTACGAGAACAACTTCACAACCTTCGTGACGGACACCGAGCAGAATGACTGATATCCTTTACAGTGAAGAAGATGCCAGTGTGAACTTTGTAACGCCTCATCCTCTGGGTGGGGCGTTCGAGTCTCGGTATGTTCGCCGCGAGCAGGACTACTTTATCACATACCTGAGCAGCCACAGTGGTTGCAACAAGGCGTGTCGCTTCTGTCACCTGACACAAACCCGTCAGACCATGATGGATCCCGCGACCGTTGATGACTACTATCTTCAGGCCCTTCAGGTGTTTCGCCACTACCGTCAGTTTGATGATGCTGGCCGCGTCAACTTCAACTTCATGGCCCGCGGTGAGCCACTGAGCAACCCATCGGTTCTGGAAAACTGGGCGCGGGTTCAGGCGCCTCTTCAGAGCTTGGCGAGCCAGCACGCCCTGGTTGCCAAATACAACATCAGCACCATCATGCCAGAGGAAATGGCCGACCGATCCCTCTATGAGGTATTCGGCGACAGTGGGGCCCAGCTTTACTATTCCCTCTACAGCATGGATGAGAAGTTCCGGAAGCGGTGGCTGCCCAAGGCCATGGGCGCGCATGATGCTCTTTACAAACTGAGCGACTGGCAGCAGAAGACCGGAGAGTTGGTCACCCTTCACGGGGCATTCATCGAGGGCGAGAATGACAGTTTGGAAGATCTGGAAAAGATCGTCATGGCGGTAATCTTCCGTGGGCTCAAGGTAAAATTCAACCTTGTCCGCTACAATCCCTTCAGTCCTGCCCAGGGACGAGAGCCCAGCGAGGAAATCATCCAGCGCAACTTCAACTATCTCGCCGAAGCATTTGGAAACGAGAAGTCTCGGATCGTACCCCGTGTTGGCTTCGATGTTAAGGCAAGCTGTGGAATGTTCGTTGACCTGCCTAGCAAGTAATAGCGCGACCTGGATCAAACAGGGAATAGCCAAGCGCGAGAACGTTGCCGGCATTGATCTAACTGACAAGTGCCGATCGTGGCTTTCAGAGCACGTTGGTCATGGAAAGTGGCACTGGGATTGGTTCTGGGAAGAGGATGAACTGGAGATGCACTTCCGAGATCCAAAGCACGCCATGTTATTCAAGCTGACATGGCTATGATTGAAGTTGAATCCTATTTCAATCTAGATCGTGGATTCTGCTTTGAGGAAGACGGTGGCATACTGGTCAACGACTCCTGGAGCAAACATGATCCAGAAGATCGTCCCAGCATTGTATATCAGTTCAGGGGATCACCCACTTGGCGCTTGTATCTAGCCGATGAAGCACACCTTGATATCCGTGGTCGCTATACGATCCGCGATGGCAACAACAATGCGGTTGGTGGTCACTGGATAAGCCCTCGAATTGCCCAGTGGCAAACATGGATTTTAGGCTTTGAAGATCGACTGGATGCTCAGAGGTTCAAACTCAAGTGGATGTAGATCGTAACTCCCGGATTCTATATGAGATTCCCACAAAGGTTCCCATGGACAACCGCCACGACAGCAATGTTGTGTGGAATTGGCTGACTGAGAACATGGGACCACACCGACAGCATCTTGAAGTAGATGACTGGCGCTGGTGGACCGGCCGCCGCGATCTAGTGGACAATGATTACCGCAGGGTATATTGCTTTCGCTATCCCAAAGATGCCATGTTGTTCAAACTCACGTGGGGATGATCCATCAGCCCATCACTGGCTGCAAACATCTGAGGTATGGCAAGCGAACCCTTTGCTTTCGTCAGAGTGTGCAGGAGTGGATGGAGCATAACATTGGCATTCACGGAGTCGCTTGGCATGTCAAACGACAGCCCAACAAAGCCGGCGAGCATGATATCGTCCTTCAATGTACCCGCCATGCCGCTTTGATGTTTTGGCTTCGCTGGATGTGAGCGGCTGGAAGGTTACCTTTGAGTTCATGTCACTTGTGGGCGTGGTTGGCGAAAACTCCCAAATCGTGTTCTACGACTGGTGCGTGTTGAACTTTGGCAAGCCCAATTACAGCGTCAGTGTTGGAAAGTGGCGCTGGCGTCTCAGGGGAACCTACCCCATTGTGCTCAGCTTTCGTTATCGCAAAGATGCCATGATGTTCAAGCTTCATTGGGCGGAACTGGTTGACATGCTTCCAAAGTCTGCTACATTCCTCGAGAGTGTAAATACGGAGTGAGCGATGAGCAGCAGACTTGATATCAGCAAGGTCAATCGGTATGAGGCCGATTGGGACCCCAAGACGATATTCTCAGGTTTTTCCATCCGGGCTGTTCTCGCTGGCACAACTGATATGGTCACGAGGATCACCGAACGATCGCGGCTCGCCAAGCGGCTGAAGCGCGAAATCGGGGACGAGGATGTGGACTGGATGCTCCAGGAACATCCACACAATGGCGAGGTCGAGCTCTACTTGAAGAACTCGGGTCCTCTGATCATGTGGAAGCTTCAAGACCATGAAGCCTTCAATAAGCTGTTCGACCGGGTAGAACAGCACGTGGATAACCTCGATGCAGTTTCAAACGACCCAGCGCCTGATCAATAACAAGTGGCGCTATCAGGCTAACTTTCTAGATCCCAAGGCGATGAAGCGAGCCCAGGAGTGGTTCGCTTTTCGCTCATCTGAAAAGGTGTGTGGAGAAGGTGCCAGCCTGTTTACCAATGACCTCCAGATCATCTTTGAGATCCGAGTTCACTTTGACACAACGTTGAAGTTTATTCGGGCCGCGCAGGAATCTTGATCTTGTAGATCTTGTGTAGCTTCTCGCCGTGGACCAGCTTTACCATTGCTAGGTCCATGGCATTGGTCAAGTAGAGTTCAGTATAGACACGCTTGTCGTGGCAGTTCTTTTCCCAAACCAACTTGTAATCACCCGCGCAGGTGTTGCGGAGTAGATCCCTCATGGACTCAACAATCCCTGCATTGGTACCTGCGATGTAGGGACGGTGGGCAGTCCTCTTCAGGAGAACCATAAAAGAGAACTTTCCATAGGGGAGGTTGTTACGCTCCAGCGTCTTCAAGGAAAGTTTGCTCATTTGTACTCCATGGAAAAGCCGTCCAGGACAACTGGACGGCTTTCTTTATGCAGTATTGACTACCCTAATGTCAATTTTCAGCACCGCCGAGTTTCCTCACTGCGGCCTTGTTCTGGGTAAAGAACTTCTCATGCGTTACGATAATGTAATCACAAGCCTTTTCGGTATTGAAAGCCTTGCGGTACGTCACGTAGCTGAGTCCCGTCATATCAAACTTGTCCAGGTTTTCTGCCTTGAATGCGGCCCAGCTTCCTTTGCGGGTGATCTTGAAGATCGTAACCGAAAAGTCCGTGGGATCAGCTGGTTCCTCAGTCTGATCAATCCACGTGTCCAGCTGCTTACAGCCTCCGTCGATGATCTGATGGAACGCGATGTCCGCGTAGTTCTTGGCTTCCAAGTTCAAGTGTGGAAGATCATCAGGTGGGATGATGTCGCCCTTGGCTGCCCTCATCTGAATGTCGCTCATCGTGGCCTTGCGGAACACGTTCTTGCCACCCATGTAGGCACCGCTGTTGGGAACCCTCTGGAAGTTTCCGCCCAGCGTGGCACCGAGGAAAACGCAGATCTCGCGCTCCCAGCTGTTGCCCTTTTGCTTTGCCTTTGAGGTCATCATACTCTCCTGTTCTAGTCTGATATTTAGTGACAGAGCGAGGCGTGATGTCGCATGTTCCATGTAGAGCATAGGAGCAAGTTTGTGGATAAGAAAGTTCGTGATCTGACCGTAATGGTGGATATTCCCGTAACGGATCAGATGCGCTACAAGGAGTTCATGAAACAGGAACTCCACTATTACAATTCAATGATCGAAGTCCTCAGCCCAAGGGCACGGACTTTCCCGGAGACCATCTTGGCAATCCACAAGGATTGGGAAAATCTCTGGAACGCGCTGGCCTTTGGCGGCCATGACGTCAAGCTCTATGAAAAGTTCGCCGACGATGCAGCTCTTCCGGTGGATTTGGAGCCCCATAGAAAGATGCTGTTGGGACGGGACAGCAAGGGCGTTCGTTTTCTAAACGAGCGTATGCTGAACATCCTAGGGGTAGCGGGAACCAAGAGTCTCATCCACCCCACGGTTCGAAAGAACATGGCAAGCCAGATGCTGGAGTTCTACAAGGACCAGGCAGCCAAGCTGATCAACCGAAACGACGAAGCTTTTGGTGACGAGGACCTTTACAGCAATCCTGTTGAGCTCCTGGTAAAGCATGATCTGGTCACCAAGCGCCACTTGCAGATTCCACGCAACATCCTGAACGCTGTCTATTATTACAAGGAGCGGGACTTCTCGGAAGTCTACACGCCATACAGCGAGCGACCCATTGTCGTCCCCGGACAGGATCTGGAAAACAACAATCACTGGAACTTTATCATGCTGCACCAGCAGCCTGGCATCGAGGCCATCAACACCACTCCCTGGGTTGTTGACATCAAGTACACTCAGGTGCCATACTTGATAAAGTACCAGGATGTTGAGCAGCCCAAGACTGGTCGCATCTTCGCCACTATGAAGAAGCGCGCTTACTAAAATGGGGGCCAAACGGCCCCCAAGATCGATCTCAGATGTAGCTGAATCGAAACGCGATCCGCGTTTTTAACCGTGTGCATAAATAGAAAAATGCACACAGATCCTACTTTATAGCCCCTACCTAGCTCACCGGCACAAAACATAAAAACTAATGAGTCCGGGACGGATAAAGATCCCAACCCGGACCATACATAGCTAGAAATCCTAGATTATAGAGAAACCTGGCCCGGACGATTGACGGGATGGTAGCTGCTAGGGGCGAACTGGGTCCACCATTAGGTGGTATAGCGGAGACGCTTGCGACACACCAGTATAAACAAAGGCTGCGGAGAAAACGTAGCTGGTGATCCGAGAAGCAACTTTTGGGTGCAAACAAGACTTTCCCCTTAAGCTCTGGTTCTTCGTAGGAAGCGAGGGTAAACCCATGACTGGGAACCTCGCAAGCGACCCATGCTACTTGAAAGGTGTGGACCACGCTACCGCCATATTTCAGAGTTCCTAACTGCAAAGCCGACCGGATGACCCCGGCGCTGATGTAATGTCAGTGTTAGTTTCAAGATCTTGCGACAACCTCCAACTGCAAGTTTTTACTCCCTCTTCATAGACCTTTTTATTTGGGTCTGTGTGGGGGAGTAAAGATCATCTGCTTCCTACCTACTGCAAGCTCAACAATCACTCGCTTGCTCGTTCTTTCTAATTTCTGCTTTCATATCACTTCTTGCTATCTAGCACCTGAATCATTATATCTGGACATCAATTCCACTTTCTACAGATTCAGTGAAATCAATGACAAAGTCAGACAGATTCGTAAGGATTCGTGAACATTCAGAGACCATGATTCCATGGTAGATTTGACACAATCATGCCGTTCGATCAATCGTAAGCGGGAGATTGATAAACGCCGTACCCGGTATCACTTTCTTCATCATCAAAGTGTCCCAGATCTTCGAGGGTGTTCTATTTGTCAGAATTCCGCGAAAGCCCGAGGACGCAAGAAAACCTACTATGATCGCGTCTGGAAGCTGACAGAAGCAGCATACCAAAAGTATAAGAGTTCCATCAATCCAACTAATATCCATCGTGGATCTTTATGGCATCTCGACCATGTGTTTTCCATCAAGGAAGGGTTTCGTCGAGGTATCGATCCCAAGATCATTGCCTCACACCACAATCTTCAGATGATGGAGAAGAAGGCCAATTTATCCAAAGGCTCCCGCTGTGACATATCCATTGAAGAACTTAATAGGAGAATTGCAGGTAGCACTTTCTCCAAGAGTTAAATACAGCTATTAAAGGAGATGGTGCATGGAGATTTATTTTGATGGCG